CCTGTCCTGACGGACAGGAGGTCTCTTCTGTTTTACCCTACCAAGTAGGGCAGGAAAGGTCTAAGTACCTATTCCGTCCATTATACCCTTTGCTGGAGATAGACATGTTACCTCGTTCAGTCTCGACCAATCGGTCTTTCGGACGCGCTCAGTTTCGGAATGTAAACGGGCTCGTGTATGATGTTCCCATCACACATACGCCCGGATACCTCTCTAACCAAGCTGTGTACGCTAAGAACCCTGGTCGGGTTGCGTTTTACAACGCGAACGGTTACATGCCTATATCGCCTTATACGGCACTCTACAGCTCGTTCGATAAGCTCACGCTCGGCGTTCTGAAATATTGGTATACCAATGGAACTCCGGGTGCTATGCTTACTGATACGTTTAACTGCGGATCAGAGACGATGGGTGTTGGTGGATCTCTCGTGTTACCTTCCTCAGATTCCCGGGTTTTGAGTCTTCGTGCATCTGCGTTGGCCAATGCCAACTCTCGTGCTCGTGACCAAGATTCTGGACTAGGTGAAGCATTAGCTGAGGGTCATAAGACGATTGAGATGATTGTCTCAACCGTAAATCGACTAGCTCGCGCCGCAAGGCACGTGCGCCGTTTTCAATGGCGGCAGGCAGCTGATGAGCTTGGCTTACGTCTCGTCCCTAATGGGGTTGGTCGTAAAGAAACCATGTTCAACAACTGGCTGGCTTACCGTTATGGTTGGACGCCTCTGTACGGCACCGTTTACGGGATGGTAAAACATCTCGCTGAGCGGAACCAAGCAGAGCGTACTCTCTTCTTCCCTTATGGGAAAGCTGAGAATACCATTGTGGTTAAGTCTACCGCTGGCACTTATTCGCCATCAAGCAGCCCGGGAGCAATCCCGTCTGTTTGGTGGACCGCCGGTATCTACTGGAACGTAGAGAAGGAGGTGACTCATCATATTACCTATAAAGCGGGGTACGTCTTGCGAAAGTCGTCCTCGATATATGGCAATCAGATGATTCTGAATAAGAAACTTGGCATTGCAGACCCGTTCACACTAGCGTGGGAACTGGTTCCATTGTCTTTTGCCGTTGACTGGTTCGTAAACATCGGTGATGTTCTCGAACAGATTACTGCTCTTAGCGGCCTTGACTTTTTAGGTGGCTATGAGACGTATACTTGTCGATCTACTGGCATTACGACAATGAAGGTAACCGGGTTAAACGAGACCTCAACTGCTAAGAAAACATTAGTTACGTCCCCGAGAGGGGAGCGCAATGATGTGTTTACTGAGCGTAAGGTTTTATTAACCCCTCCTACGTTCGGCATCCATATTAGTAATGGACTGAACACAAAACGTATCATTGATTCAGCAGCATTGCTGGCTCAATCTTTACGTTAAGCTCTTTAATCAAAACCTTTTGAAAGGAGCCATCATGGCTGCTGCTGGTAATCTGACTCTGAAAAACTACGCTGACGTGAATGTCACCTACTATCCGCTTCGTATTGAAACGGGTAAGCAGGCCGTTTATGTCGACCGGACGAATTCTGTCCTGGCCGCACAATCTCGTGCAAGCATGTTCTTCTCTGAGTCTCCTACCACGCGTAAGGTTTCGGGTAAGGTGACCTTCCCGGTCCTTAACGCGACTACCGGTGTTGTCAGCTACACGCTGCTGGGCACTTTTGACATGCGCCTGCCGCTTACTGCTTCCCTGACGGAACGTCAGGAGTTGCGTAAGCGTCTCGCGTCTGCCATTGCCGATGCAATCGTGGTTGCTGCCGTTGATAACGGCGAGACTCCCTGGTAATTATTTAGGAATCTATTATGGATACTTCGTCTAAGACGAGTATTCAGGATCTCCTAAACAAAGACCTGGGTAACTCAGTCAACATCTCCCTTCTCGGGAAAACATTCTTTCAGTCAGTGGATACTCCGCGTTCTTTAGGCGCATATCTGCGCCTTAAGTATAAGGAGTACTCTCAACTGGTATCTATGAGGGTTTCACCGTTTGAGTATGAAAACTCAGACGACTACTTCATTGATAACCAGGTGGTTTCACTACTCCGTAAGTTTGAAGGATTTGACACTGGTATAGATTTATACCAGGTTACGTTCGACAAATTTCAGAGCTGTGAAGCTGACTGTTCGATTCATAACGATGCCATGCAAGCTTGGTTAGGCGGAAGACTTCGGTTTTCGCCTGACGTCGAGTCGATCTTTGAATCGGCTCGATGGAAAATCCATCGCTTACTTGGTAAGTTATCTATCGAGGAATGGCTTGGTAGTTGCCACTTTGGGCCCGGTAATGCGTCAAGCATACCTGGAACGAGTGATTATATCAAGCTCTCCGCTGATCCGTCTTGTACGGAGCAGTTGGAACCGTTTGCCCTGGAACTCATATCTGAGTATCCGGGCTGGGTGACTTCGTTAACATATGATGGGGCAGCAGCCTTCTCATATGAAGTCATTCCGGGAGGCAGTTATTCTCAAGTCCCTAAGGACGCAACAACCAACCGAAATATCGAGGTTCAACCTTTACTTAACGGCTTCTGCCAGTTAGGTCTAGGCGACATGATACGTCGGCGGTTGAAGCGAGTGGGTATCGACTTAGATAACCAAGTCGATAATCAGATGCTTGCTAAAGTTGGCTCAGTGATGGACAATTACGCCACCATTGATCTATCTAATGCAAGCGATACGATTGGGCGCGGATTAGTTGAGTATCTCTTTCCTTCAGACTGGCTACATGCGATGAATATATCGCGTACCCATTCTATCAAGGTTGGTGATACCTACGTTCCGCTCCAACGTTTCTGTTCAATGGGTAATGGGTTCGCATTTGAATTAGAGTCGCTCATTTTCTGGGCGATCTCGAAGTCAGCATGCGAGACCTGTAAACCCAACCCACATATACTTGTCTATGGAGACGATATTATCGTCCCTGTAGAATGCGCGAGCCAAGTGTATCGCAGCCTTTCAGCGGCGGGATTCACCGTTAACACTCGAAAGAGCTATGTTACAGGTGTATTCCGCGAATCTTGCGGCGCTGATTGGTGGTCGGGACGTAACGTTAGACCGTATTTTCTTAAAGAAAGACCCACAAATGTGGCAGCACTTATATCGTTGGCTAATGGACTCAAGCGCGCTGCTGGCCGCTGCAATCGTGATTTTGGTTACGATAGGCGGTTTGCTGGTGCTTGGTTCCTTATTCTCCGATGGATACCGGTACAGGTTCGGCGTCGCATCGCATTCGGTTACACTGAAAGCGATGACGTCATCCTCCATACCAGATTCCGTGCTGGGTCGCGGATTATCTTTACC